AAAGGGGGGGATTAAACCCCCCCGCAACTAGCGCATCGTCTGGCCTGATGGTGCGCTTTTTTTATGCGGCCTGTTTCATTAACCATTTGTTCATAATGTTTTCGTACCACTCAGGGTTATTATCCTTCAAAACATTAATAGGAGAAGAACCTAAATTACTTTTGTCAGAAGTAGCAACTGCATACTCTTCAACACTAAATGACTCACAAAGTTCTTTCATAAACTGTGACTTAGTGACAGGAGCACCCCTATGCTTGAAACGTGCGATAAACAGATCAACACCACGACCAACCATAGTAGGGTGAACGTTAACACCATCAGGATATACTGGTCTGCCCTCATAATCACCTCTATACATTAAGTAACCACCGTGGTAGCTAAACTTAGATTTCACAAACTGTGTCATATGATTCGCCTTTTCTATTGCTTACATACTATTATTAACATATAAAAGAGCCTGTGTCAAGGGTATAAATACAGTTATACAGAGTTTTTTAGGAACAACTTATGCCTACATTAAATCCAACATTAGCGGTAGATACCACAACATCAGCTTCAGCGTTGAATAATGTTAACTACTTGCAACCAAATGCTTTTAAACTTACTATTGATCACAAGCATTTTCAGAACCTAGAGTTCTTTTGTCAGACTGTTATGCATCCATCGTTGTCATCTAACCCCGTAGAAGTCCCATATAAGAGAATTTCTTCTATACCTTTTGCTGGAGATAAGTTGACATTTGGTGAATTAACTGCTATGATAATAGTTGACGAAAATCTTAATGCTTATACAGAGATGTATAAATGGTTGGAGAGAACTATAGAACTACAAGATAACACACCTTTGTATAGGACATCCTCTAAGCCACCTACATATGCTGATATTACTTTAAACATTCTAAGTAGTAATAATAACAAGGTTAGACAGATCAGATACATTGATTGTATCCCGACAAGTCTTGGTGACATGACATTAGAATCTACATCAGGTGACGTATCTTTCATAACATTCCCAGCATCATTTAGATTTTCTTATTTTGAACTGAAGTAACAAACGAAAGTATATTATGAAAACATTAGAAGAAGTCATTGCGGCTTGGCAAGAAGATTGTCAAATCCCTAGAAATGATTTAGCAGAGACCTCTCGCTCAACTCCAAAGCATCATGCCAAGTATCTTGAAGTCTTGGCGAATGCTAAGTTGCGTCTTAAGAAGACAGAGATGGATCAAAAGATTTTACTTAAGAACAAGTGGCTATACTATAATGGTAAGATGGACCAAGAAGAAATAGAAGCCCGTGGCTGGGACTATGATCCTCTCAACGGTCTTAAGATCCTTAAGGGCGATATGAACTATTACTACGACTCTGATATTGAGATCCAAGAGTCTGAGATGAAAATAGAGTACTTAAAGACCCTTATAAATACAACCACAGACATAGTAGATGCTCTTAAGTGGCGGCATCAAACTATTGGTAATATTATAAAATGGAAAGTATTTGAAGCGGGTGGATAATGTTTAATCATGTAGATCACGGTATTAGTTTACCAAAAATGACTAGGAAGACAAGTAAGGGTGGGCGTAAGTATTTCACTCCAGAAGGCAATGCGTATCCTTCTATAACAACAGTTCTTAGTATCCTCAGTAAAGATAGTATCATAGCATGGCGCAAGAGAGTTGGTGCTGAAGAAGCCAATAAGATCTCTCTTCAAGCGGCTACCAGAGGAACTTCTGTCCACAAGTTAGCAGAAGATTATCTGGACAATGTAGATGATTGGGATAAGGATGCTATGCCCAATAACCTATTCACCTTTAGTCATCTCAAAGATATAATGGATGACAGAGTAGACAACGTTTGGTTTCAAGAAGAATACCTTTATAGTGACAGACTTAAGTGTGCTGGACAAGTAGATTGTATTGCTGAATACAATGGAGAACTATCTGTAATAGATTTCAAAACATCACGTAAGCCTAAAAAGATAGAGTGGGTCACTAACTATTTTATCCAAGCATCTTTTTATGCGGCGGCTTTCTATGAGCGAACAGGTGTTCCTATCAAGCAGGGTGTTATTATGATTGCTGTAGACCACGATCACCCACAGATCTTCACTGTTAACACACACGATTACCTAAAAGAGTTTATGAGTGTACGTGAACAGTATAGAGAACTAAAAGAAAATGGCTGACATAACCGTTAAGTTAAAAGACTATAGTATGATGTATGTTGATTGCGAAGGTGGCTTTGCATATGAACTATCTGATTACTTTTCTTTTTACGTTCCGGGATACAAGTTTATGCCAGCCTATAAGAATAAGATATGGGATGGCAAGATAAAGTTATTCAACCGTATGACAGGCGAATTGAATGCTGGACTTTATGTGTATCTAATAAAGTTTTGTCAAGAGCGTGGTTATACTTTAGATACAGAAGAAACTAAGTATGGTTTCCCTCTAGTTAAAGATAAGATCACTGATTTAAATCATTACCTCGAAAATGATAACCTACCCTTCATGCCCAGAGAATACCAGTATGATGCCGTTCTAAAGGCTTTAGAGCGCAGTAGAGGCATACTTTTGTCACCAACAGGTTCTGGTAAGTCTTTTATAATATACATCCTAGCAAAGTATTGGTTATATCATTTGTCTAATGGGTTATCATATCCAAAGGGTGGAAGAGTTCTTATCATCGTTCCAACAACATCTTTAGTAGAACAAATGCACCAAGACTTTGTAGACTATGGTATGTCTGAAGATGGTATGCACAGAATATACTCAGGGAAAGATAAGAATACTGATAAGGCTATCATAATATCTACTTGGCAGAGCATATATAAATACCCTAAGAAGTGGTTTGAACAGTTTGGAATGGTTATCGGTGATGAGTGCCACGGGTTTAAATCTAAGTCGCTATCATCTATTATGAATAAAGCGACTGAAGCAAAATATAGATTTGGCACTACGGGAACTCTTGATGGCACACTGACACACAAACTTGTACTAGAAGGTCTATTCGGACCAGTGTATAAGGTTACTACGACTAAAGCATTGCAAGACGATAGCACACTTGCTGATTTAACTATAAAGGTGCTTCTATTAAATTATTCAAAAGAAGTCAGGAAAAACTTTGGTAAAAAAACATATCAGGAAGAAATTGACTTCATCATTGGAAACCCTTCTCGTAATAAGCTTATCACTAATCTGGCTTTATCTTGTGAAGGAAACACTCTTGTATTATACAATCGTGTGGCAGATCATGGAAAACCACTCTTTGAGATGATGCGTGATAAGATTGATTCTAATAGAAAAGTATTTTTTGTTAGTGGTGACGTGAAGACTAATGACAGGGAAGCCATAAGGAAGATCGTAGAAAAACAAAAGGATTCGATAATTGTTGCATCATTGGGAACTTTCAGCACTGGTATTAACATTCGCAATCTGCATAATATAATATTTGCTTCACCAAGTAAATCGCAGATAAGAGTGCTACAGAGTATTGGACGTGGACTAAGACAGTCTGATGATGGAAGAACGACTAGGTTATTTGATGTAGCAGATGATCTACATTGGAAGGCTCAAANAAATTACACACTNCTACACTCCGCAGAAAGAGTGAAGATATATGAAAAAGAACAGTTCAAATATAAAATTGTCAAGGTAGATATATAATGAATGAAATAAAACAATTCAAGTTAGTTAGCGGAGATGAAATAATCTGCGAAGTTCTAGAATGGCCTACTGATGATTTCAGTGGACTAGTTGTTCGTAGGGTCTTACAACTAAGAACTACCTTTGATAAAAACGGTAATAGGTATTATACCTTTAGACCTTGGATGGCTTTGCAAGAAGGTGGTGATATGTTTATCTCTTTAGAGGGTAATCATCTTGTTGGAGAAGCCAATCCAGATCTTATAATGGTAAAAAATTATAAAGAAGCAATAGATAATAACGAACTATCAGAAGAAGAACTAATAGAAAAAGTGGGTGAGTATGTTGAAAAACTAAAAGAGATGCGTGATGGTATGGAATTATATCACGATTCAGATAGTCCTAATGTGCTATCATTCCCAACTCCCAGAAACAAAATGCATTGAAGGAAATGACATGAGCATACAAAAACTAAATTTCAAAGAGAGATCTCTCCTATTCGCAAAGCTTGCAAGCATATCTTATAACAAGCCAAGCAAAGTTAAGACTGAAGCAAAGAAGTTAGGCTTTACAACTGTAGAATTTTATGATAAGGATGGAGCACAGGCATATAGGTTTGGTAATAAGACTGATCTGGTTATTGCTTGTCGTGGTACACAACCTACAGAGTTCAATGATATCAGTGCTGATCTAAAAGCAATGCCAGTGATAGCAGAAACTCTTAGTAGAGTTCACAGAGGCTTTAAGGATGAAGTGGATATGCTGTGGCCTAGAGTTATGGCTGACATAATGGGCTTAAAGGGTAAAAGAGAACTTTGGTTCTGTGGTCATTCTTTAGGAGCGGCGATGGCTACTATTATGGCAAGTAGGTGTCATTTCAATGATAAGGTTCCTAACCCTCAAGAACTATACACATACGGATCTCCTCGTGTAGGTTGGAGAAGGTATGTTAAAAGTTTATCTGTAGTCCATCATAGGTGGAAGAATAATAATGATATCGTCACTACAGTTCCTCTACGGTTGATGGGATATGTTCACCATGGAACACAACACTATATAAATGCATATGGTAAGTATGTTAGTCTGACCAAATGGCAAAGAGTTAAAGATAAGTTGAATGGTATGTGGATGGGTTTGAAAAAAGGTAAAGTTGATAACTTTAGTGATCATTCCATGACAGAATATATCAAACACATCAAAGCAATAGACTAGGGTATTCTCTACTCCTCAAAGCCTACTCTTTAATTATATACACCTTTTGGTGATTCGTCAAGTCTTTTTTTACACTTGACGCTAATAAAAATATATGCTATACTCTAATGAATTGAAGGATTTATAATGGCACGAACTAAGCGAAAAAGTATTCATTATGTGAACAACAAAGAGTTCTCTCAGGCTGTTGTAGTATATTGTACTGAACTAGCGGAAGCTAAAAAAACTGAAATTGCGTTACCTATTGTACCTGATTACATAGCTAGTTGCTTCCTAAAAATATGCGAAGGATTATCGCACAAGTCTAACTTCATTCGGTATACCTATCGTGAAGAGATGGTTATGGATGCTGTAGAGAACTGTCTTAAAGCCATTGAGAATTATAATATTGAAGCGGCTACTCGCACTGGTAACCCTAATGCGTTTGCTTACTTCACACAAATATCTTGGTATGCATTTCTAAGACGCATAGCCAAGGAAAAGAAACAGCAAGATGTTAAGTTAAAGTATATGGCATCTTCTGGTATAGAAGAATATATTATGAGCAATAACGACACTGGAACTCATGTTGCTGGTGCGTTTATAAACACGTTAAAAGGACGTATTGATAAAGTGAAAGAGAAAGATGATGAATTTAAAATATTTGCTAAAGAAGAAAAGAAGGCTACCAAGCGGCTCAAGAAAAATGTTTCTGTTGATTCCGACTTGAGTGGCTTTTTATGAAGATTGCGATATTAAATGATACTCACTGTGGCATACGTAATAGTAGCGATTTGTTTATTGCCAATGCTGATAAATTCTATACTGATACCTTTTTTCCGTATCTTGTGGAAAACAACATTA